CGTAGTGGTCATTGAAGAAGTCCCTCCAGACACAACAGAGTAAAAAGATATGATAGTAAAAGACAGTAATGACCTTCTAAACTTCCTTGTAGCCCAATCCGATTCTTCAAAGAATTGGTTTGGGTTTCAACAACAGAGAATCACGGCGATTGCTCTTGCACATGACATTGCAAGGTATCACGCTGATAAGATGACTCCTGACGAGGTGGTGGATTACGCCATCAGCGTCAATGAGTCGATTTACCACAAGATCATTAAAGCCACACGATAAACCATGACAAAACTTACATCTGCCTTTGGCGAAATCCCCAATTTGCGTACCAAGTCTTTTGAGCTTGCTGGATACAACTTCAAGGTTCGTGTTCCGCTGACAAAAGAGCTTGATGCTATGCAAGAGCGCATTGAGAAGTTTGACCAAGCCGAATTCCAAAAACGCTTTGACAAGATGACTTCATCTTTCCGCACTGGCACTATTGATGGTGTTGTAGTGACGGAGGACGATGTGGTTATTGAAGGTCGGTCTACCAAAGAACTGGTGCAAACCATCTTGCAGATGGAAAACCGAATGGTCGAGTACATCAGGCTGTTGGTTCCTGTAAATGGGACGCTTGATGAAATTACTTATGAAGACATTGAAGCTGAGTGGCCTACTGCTGTTCAGTTGGAAGTCCTTGCCAAAATCTCTGAGGCAATTCAGCCCGGTTACAAGGACTCTCGAAAAAACTAATCTGGGACATTCACCTTCAAGCCAGAGCGTATGTTTACGCTCATGGTGGGTGTCCTGATGATGTTCCTGTAGACGATATGCGGAATATCGAGATTATGTTGTCGGATGGTATGTTGGGAAACAAAGCTATTTTGCTGGCTTTGAGTTCCTTGACCACAGGCAACTTAAACTCGAAAATACAAAAGACAACAAGACCGTTTACGATGAAAGATGTTCTTCCATCAACGCACGAATACATTGTCCCGCCGCTGACAAAGGAACAACAGCAAGAGCAAGCCAGCAAGCAATTGATGGCATTCTTGGCTACTAGACCGGGTTCGGAGGCTTACCTGAAAGAGTAGCATGGCTCAACACATTGATACGCAAGGCTTTGAAGGCAAGGACATGAAGTTCCAGCTTTCAGGCTTTGCTGAGTTTGAGCAGCAAATCATTGACCTTGCCAATGGATTCAAGATGGATGTGGTGCTCAAGCAAACGCTTGCCAAGGCCGCTGAGGAGTCCATGCAGAGCGTTTATTACGCCGCCCTAGCCTATGCCCCCTACGACAACGAAAAGCCTCGTAGCGACTACAGCCCGTTTCACATGAGGGATACCCTCAAACTGAAGTCGCGGCTAACAACTCCTAACGACAGAGATGCGCCTAGCATTGGCGAGAATTCTGTTGTTCTGGCAATTGTCTCTGTTAAAAAGAGTGCTGTTTCATTGGCTCAAGAATACGGCACATCTAAAATACCTGCACGACCATTTTTGCGTCCAGCATTGCAATATGGGGCCACAACTGTCATCAATGATTTGAAAAACAGTCTTGGTAAAATAATTCCAGAATACGCGCAGAAACTCGCTAGAAAGAGGAAGTAATGGCTAATCATCAAAACGCAGCAACATTGGGGATTGCTCTTGATCTCCAGATGGGCAACTTTGCTACGGAAGCGCAAAAGGTCGCTTACGAAACGCAAAAGATGAAGAACGCCATTGCGCGGGAAATGAAGGCGGCTGATAAAGAAATTCAGTCGCTAAAGTATGCAACAGAAGATTATGGCAACGCTGTTACCAAGGTCACGCAAATAGAGCGTGAATTGGCAACCGGACGATTGAAAGACATTAAAGGCACTGCTAAAGCCCAAGAACTTCTTGCACAAGCCGCAGCCTACGACAAGGTTGCTAACGCTGCAAAGAATGCTGCTGGCGCTACGTTCAAAATGAACGAGCAACAAAAAATTAACCTGACGTATCAGACAACCGATTTCTTTACACAGATTGCTTCAGGTCAAAGTCCATTTATTGCTGCACTGCAACAGGGCGGTCAATTAAAAGATACGATGGGTGGCGTGGGTAATATGTTCCGTGCTATCGGGTCTTTGTTTACTCCGTTTACTGTTGGCCTTGGTTCTGTTGCCGCTGCGTTGGGCGTAGTAGCATATGCAACATATGAAGCCTATCAAGAGTTCGATAAATTTCAAGATTCTTTGACATTGACTGGAAATTACTCAGGAACAACAGCAAACGCACTTGTTGCTATGTCTAGGTCAATTGCAGATGCTACCAAAACTACGGTTGGCACTGCTACAGAAGCTCTTGATGCGCTTGTTTCTTCTGGAAAGTTTACTAGCACTGCCCTTGAATCTGTAACAAAAGCCGTTCTTACTTATTCAAAAATTGCTGGCGTTGATGGTAAACAAGCAGCAGAAGCGTTAATGTCTGGTCTTAATGGAACTGCTGCTGGTGCAAAATCTCTTAACGACAAAATGAACTTTTTGACGTTGGCTCAATACAAGCAAATTGAAGCATTAGAAAAAGCTGGCAAATTACAAGATGCTGCAAAACTTACTGCGGATATTTTAAATGGCAGATTAGAAGCTCAAAAAAGAATTCTAGGTGATCTTGAAACAGCTTGGGATCAAGCAAAAAATGCAATGAGTAAGTTTTGGGCTTCTCTTAAAGAGGCTATTGCTGGGCCATCAACTAATGTTGGGATTCTCAAAAAATTAAATGAAGAAATTGAAGCAATTGAATTTACTTTAAACAAAAGCACTTCTCCTGAAAAATACAAAGTTGCAGAAAGAGAAAGACTGCAACTTCTTAAAGAACGCCGAAAAGAAATTGAAGAAATAATTAAAAAACAAGAAGAATCAGAAGTTCCTCCAGAAGAAAAAGGGGGCATTGGAGATTATGCTGCGGCAGGTGGTTTTTCTAAAAAGACAGAACTTAACGCTGCCATTGCAAAAGCGATTGCCAACAATCAATATCTTATTGATGTAGAAAGCGCAAACGAAAGACAAAAAATTGAATTAGAAGCCGCAAAAGAAATACGAGAAAAAAATCTTGAGTTTGATAAAAAGTCTGCGGAAGAAAAACGAGTTTTTGGTAAATTGCTTGCTGACCAACTTGCTGCTGAAATCTATACGATAGAGTTAAAACGTGACGAAAAACTTAAAGCAATCCGCGATAAAAATAGGATTTCAGAATACGAAGAATTTTTGCGAACACAAAAAGAAAAAACAGATGCTGATGTTGCCGAAGACAATAGGCTTTCCGCTATTAGAACTAGCAATCAATCCAAAACAAGGGAAATGGAATATCAAAAAGAATCCCTTGAGTTGAAATATCAGATGATTTACGCCACAGAAAAAGAGCAGCGTCTTGCTCAGATTTCTTTGGAGTACGCTAGAAAACGTAAAGAAGTTGAAGAAGGGCCAGACAAGCAATCTAATCTTAACAATATTAATCGCCAAGAAGAAATTGCAAAAATGTTTGTGACTATGGATGAGTCTGCCAAGCGTACACAGCAAGTGTTTGACAGTGTGTTTGGTAACTTGTCTTCTGCCATTGACAACTTTGTCAAGACAGGAAAGTTAAGCATGAAGGACTTAGCTCGTAGCATCATCCAAGATTTAATTGCAATTCAAATGAAAGCTATGGTTTTGCGATTTCTTGGGGCGGCGTTTGCAAACATAAGTGCTGCTGGAACGTATGGCACGATTCCCGGCTCAGAGCAAACAAATATGTTGGCGGCACAAGATGCTGGATTTGGCAGAAGGGCATCTGGTGGCGCTGTAACAAACAACACTCCATATCTTGTTGGAGAACGTGGGCCAGAATTGTTTATGCCATCAGGCTCTGGGACAATTATTCCGAACAACCAGATGGGCATGGGCAGCACCACCAACGTCACAAACAACTATATCAACGCCATTGACGTTAAGTCGTTTGAAGATCGTTTGCTTGGTAGCTCAAACACTATTTGGGCGGCAAACCAATACGCCAACAAAAACCTGTCTACTAATTTCGGGAGAACTTGATGTCATTCCAAACCATTTTTCAGGTGCAACAGTCAATGACTGTTAACAACCGCAGAACGGTAGGCCAGCAAGTTAGCCGTTCTGGTCAAATGCGTGTGGCTCAATACTTGACTGCTGTGCCTTGGGTGTTCACTGTTATGCCACACAACTATCTGGCTTATGCGACTTCTCGTCAGATCATTCAAACAATTGATAACCTTGACAGGCAGTTGCCAGAAACCATTACTTTTAACAGCGCAAACTTAGCTTGGTTTACAGCGTATCAAGGTCAATTGTCAATTGCACAAGCAAACGCTTTGACATTAGCTGCTATTCCCGCTGCAAACTCTCAAACAATTAGCGTGGGAAATTTGCCAGCAGTGCCATCAAGCAGATTTGTGTTTAAGGCTGGCGACTTTTTGCAACTTGGCAATTACTCATACAAAGTTACAAGCGATGTTTTGCGTGGTGTAGGTGTAACTGTGTCTGTGAACTTGCATCGCCCTGTAATTGGCAGTGTGTCTGTAGGAACACTGGC